CTACGGTGCCAGCGGATACGGATGAACAAAAGCCGAAGCCGCATACTACGAACACTTCAACGAGAAGTACAAGGGGGTCTCAGCTTGGCATTCCCGACTGGCTAAAGAAGCTGTAAACACTAGGCACATTACTACACCATCAGGTAGGCAGTTCGCTTTCCCTGACGTTGTACGTAGGGCTAACGGTACAGTATCATTCTTTACTCAGATTAAGAACTACCCTGTGCAATCATTTGCTACTGCAGACATTGTACCTGTTGCACTGCTACACATTGATGCCTTACTCAAGGACATGCGTAGTTGTGTGGTCAATTCAGTACACGACAGTATAGTTATTGACGTGCATCCTGATGAAGAACAGCAGGTAATCAAGGTCATACAGGACACGAATGATGCACTACCTTCACTCATCACATCTCGTTGGGGTGTGGTGTTCAATGTTCCACTACTATTAGAAGCAAAAATAGGAAAGAATTGGCTTGACGTAGTGGATGTAACCTGATATAACTATGGAACTTGACTCAGAAAAGGAGATAAACATATGACTGAACTTACAACTATTGATACTAACAACTACGCCGCTATGTCTAAAGCTATGGGCATTGCACATGAAGGCGGTTCAACTAAGCAACAGACTAGCACACTGGCTCGTCTGCGCATCCATCACACACCTATCATGGGTGAAGCAGAAGTAAATGGCAAGCGTGTTAATATGGAAGTGATTGAAGGTGGACACTACAAGCTGGAAATCCCAGACGGTCCGACTTACTACGCTAAAGATATTAAGGTGCGTCCATTCATGCAACGCTTCATGTATAAGAAGTTTGTGATGGCATCAGGTAACACACCTAATCGCTACGTCAAGACTGTTATGAGTGACAACATCAACATGGACTTGAAAGACAACGATGGTGGCTTCAACTGTGGTAAGCCTTCTGGTTGGATTGAAGACTACAAGTCACTGCCAGAAGCTACGAAGGAACTTATCAAGTCTGTCAAGCGAGTGCGTGTCATTCTTGGTACGGTTGATTTGATTGACCCTGTGGATGCAAACGGTAACTCTGTAGAGGTACAGACTACACCATTCATCTGGGAGATTGACAATCGTGATGCCTTCAAGACTGTCGGCGCATGTTTCACCAAGCTGGCTAAGATGAAGCGTCTTCCTGTACAGCACATGATTTCAGCACAGACAGAAGAACGTAAGCTACCTAATGGTAGTAGCTTCTACCTGCCTGTTGTTAATCTGGATGTCACCAAGACAGTCGAACTGTCACAGGATGACCAGAACAGGTTCGCTGACTTCATGGCATGGATTGAGAACTACAATACGTATATCATCAATACCTATGCAGAGAAGGCTATATCCAAGCAGGATGATGACTTGGATGATGTTGACCTTGATGGTATCGTTGATATTGAAGTAGAAGAAGAGGTAGCATAATGAACCATCCTGCTGAACTGGCGTTACATCAGTATATGTCTGATGCTGTTAATGGTAACAGCACTATGTCAGAGACTACCATCAATCAGGTAGCGACTGACGTAGCAGACGCACTGAAGCGTCAGTTTGGTGGGGGTAAGTCGAGAGACGACTTCAAGCTACGTATGTCCAATGTTGGCAGACCTAACTGCCAGCTTTGGTATGCTAAGAACAAGCCTGAAGTTGCTCTCCCTTTCCCTACCACATTCATTATGAACATGATGCTAGGTGATATTGTAGAGGCTGTATTCAAGGGCTTGCTCAAAGAAGCAGGTGTGGATTACCAAGACAATACAAAGGTCACACTAGAACTAGACAACACAAGCATCAACGGTGAGTACGACATTGTAATCAATGACGCTGTTGATGATATTAAATCTGCAAGCAACTGGTCGTATCAGAACAAGTTTGAATCATATGATACACTGGCGGCAGGTGATGGCTTTGGGTACATAGCACAGCTTGCTGGGTATGCTAAAGCCGCAGGTAAGAAGGCTGGTGGATGGTGGGTAGTGAACAAAGCCAATGGCGAGTTCAAGTACGTACCAGCTACAGGCTTAGACGTAGACACAGAGGTAGCCAAGATACAGGATACCGTAACAACAGTAGAGGAGAATAAGTTTGAAAGATGTTTCGCACCAGTTGAAGAGAAGTTCAGAGGAAAAGAGACAGGCAATAAAGTACTTAATGATGGGTGTAAGTTTTGCTCTTATCGTTTTGATTGTTGGGACACCCTAACTGAACGCCCAGCAGTAATGTCCAAGGCTAAAGTGCCACCGACTGTATCATACATAGGAGATGTAGTTGTACCATAAGGCATGGAGAGCCGCACGGAAGTATGGGTATCGTAGTGGGCTAGAGTTGACCATAGCAGAGAAGTTGAAGGCAGACAAAGTATCGTTTAGATACGAGGCCATCAAGATTGAATGGGAAGACCTAGCCTACCGTACCTATACACCCGACTACATACTTGACAATGGTATCATCGTTGAGGTAAAAGGTAGGTTCGTTACGGCAGATAGACGTAAGCACATTGAAATCAAGAAGCAACATCCTGAATTGGATATACGCTTTGTGTTTGAGAATAGTAAGAGCAAGATACGTAAAGGAGCAAAGACAACATACGGTGATTGGTGTATCAAGAATGGTTTCAGATACTATGACCGTATCATTCCAGAAGATTGGCTGAAAGAGAAAGGCAAAGACAAACACCCTGACTTTATCAGCCACCCAAACTCAACAGTGAAGAGGAGAAAAAAGAAATGAACAAAGATGAAATGATGGAAAGAATACAAGACGAGGATTTCATTATACGAGTAAGACCCTTCGCTGACGATGACGGTGAATGGAGTGGTGAGATAGACATCTCAATCATGGCATTCCCTGACAACCCTATGACGGATGATGACTATGGCAATGTCATGCATTTCTGTAAGATGATGTGTGCTACTGTGCCTATCATGGAGCAAGAAGAAAGTATTCGTAATATTGTGCATGAGTATGTCACAAAAGTTATTGACAACGAGATGGAAATTGATGTAGAACTAGAGGAGAAGGTGGGCGTTGAGAAAGAGTACGATGGTAACGTAGTTCATCTTAACTTCAACACAAAGACAGGGGGTAACGCATGAGACACGAGGCATACATGAAACAGATGATGGAAGATGAAGCAGAGCAAGCTGGCAAGGAAGCCTATGGTGGTGTGGACATGGTGAATAGTCCACCACATTACAACCAGACAGGCATTGAGTGTATTCATGCTATCTCTGCGGCTACTGGTGATGGGTTCAAGTATTACCTGCAAGGTAACATCCTCAAGTATCTATGGCGGTTTGACTACAAGGACAAGCCTGTTGAGGATTTAGAGAAAGCCAAGTGGTACTTGGATAAGTTGATTGAAGAGGTAATAGCAGATGGTAAGAGTTAAAATGTTTATTACCTTGGATATAGATGAAGAGGAATACCCCATCCCTGCTGATGGACAGGTGGGGGAAGAGATAGAAGATGGCATACGTGAATACTTCTATGATGTAGAAGGTGCCGACATTAGAACAATGAGAACAATAACGGAGTGACAGATATGAACAATTACCTACCAACAGACTACCAAAACTTCATCGCGCTATCACGGTATGCCCGATGGAAAGAAGATGAACAACGCCGTGAGACATGGGTTGAGACAGTAGAACGCTACTTTGATTACATGAAGAACCATCTACAAAGCACGTGTAACTATGTGCTATCAGATGAACTACGTGGTGAACTAGAAGAAGCTGTACTCAATCAGGACATCATGCCTAGCATGAGAGCCTTGATGACATCTGGCCCTGCACTAGACCGTTGCCACGTAGGGGCATACAACTGCTCTTACGTCCCTGTGGACAGCCCTAGAGCCTTCGATGAAACTATGTACATCCTAATGTGTGGCACTGGTGTAGGCTTCTCTGTGGAACGACACAACATTGAGAAGATGCCTACAGTTAATGAAGACATGCATGAGACTGACACAGTAATCAAGGTAGGTGACAGCCGCCCCGGATGGGCTAAGTCTCTACGTGAATTGATTGCTATGCTATATGCTGGTCAGATTCCTAAATGGGATGTGTCTGCTGTACGTCCAGCAGGTGAACGACTCAAGACATTTGGCGGTAGGGCATCCGGCCCAGCACCTCTGGAAGAACTATTCCAGTTTGTTATTGACAAGTTCAAGAATGCGGCAGGTCGTAAGCTGTTCCCTATCGAATGCCACGACATCATGTGTAAGATTGGTGAGGTTGTTGTAGTCGGTGGTGTACGCCGTAGTGCATTGATTTCATTATCTAATCTTAATGATGACCAGATGGCACACGCCAAGTCAGGTCAGTGGTGGGAGAATGAAGGGCAACGTGCGCTGGCTAATAACTCTGTGGCATACAAAGGCAAGCCTGAGATGGGTACATTTATGCGTGAATGGGTGTCACTGTACGAGAGTAAGTCAGGTGAACGTGGTATCTTCAACCGTGAATCTGCTAAGAAGCAAGCCGCTAAGAATGGCAGACGTGATACAGAACATGACTTCGGGTGTAACCCTTGCAGTGAAATCCTGCTACGCCCATACCAGTTCTGTAATCTGTCAGAGGTAGTAGCACGTGCTGGTGATACACAGCAGACACTACGAGAGAAGGTACGCTTGGCTACAATCTTGGGTACATTCCAATCTACACTGACTGACTTCAAGTATCTTCGTAATATCTGGAAGAAGAACACAGAGGAAGAACGCTTGTTGGGTGTATCACTTACAGGTATCATGGACAATGACTTGCTCAGTGGCACATCAGCCCACCTTGGTAAGAACATTGGTCAGACACTAGAGACATTGCGTGACACAGCAGTAGAGACTAATGCGGCTATGGCACAACAGCTTGGTATCCCACAGTCAACAGCTATTACCTGTGTGAAGCCTAGTGGTACAGTGTCACAGCTTGTGGACAGTGCGTCTGGCATTCATGCAAGGCACAACCCACACTACATTCGGACTGTGCGTGGTGATAACAAAGACCCACTTACACAGTTCCTTATCGCAGAAGGTATCCCTAATGAGCCAGATGTTATGAAGCCTGAGTCTACTACAGTGTTCAGCTTCCCAATGGCATCACCACGTGGGGCGGTAACACGCACAATTCTGTCGGCTATTGAACAGCTTGAGTTGTGGCTTACCTATCAAAGATTTTGGTGCGAACATAAGCCTAGCGTAACAATTTCTGTGAAGGAAAACGAATGGATGCAGGTAGGCTCGTGGGTATATGACCACTTTGATGAAGTGTCAGGTATCAGCTTCCTACCATTCAGTGACCATACGTACAAGCAAGCACCGTATCAGGACTGTACAGAGGACGAGTATGATGCTATGCTGGCACAGATGCCTAAGAGTGTAGACTGGTCATTGCTACAGGAGTTTGAGAAAGAAGATACAACATCAGGTGGACGTGAGTTAGCGTGTACTGCAGATGCTTGTGAAATAGTTGACTTGAATGCTGCATAATGGTAAACTAATCTGGGAATTACGGGATGGGTACTTACGATATGACCCACCCCGTAAGTCAGA